TCATTTTGTTCCCCTGTCAGGTGGAACTATCACCATCGTGCAACGGCAATGAGGATGCACAATAGGAGCCTCAAGCCCGATAGAGAACACGCCATTCCAAGGTGCCAACTCACCATCAAGCGGAGCGCATATCTCGCATGTGCGCTCATCTTGGGCTGTTACCCACATCTTTAGAGCGCTAGGGTCTACATAGCCCGCTTCATCGGCTTGTTTCCATCCTTCATAGCGTCCCTCATTCTGTGCAATCTGAATCTCGGTGCGAGCAATCATTGTGGCTCTTGCAGAGCGCAAGCGGTCAGCGTATTTAGATGCAGATGCGGCAGATGCGTCGCGGGCTTTTGCCTCTTTCATTCCGCTTTTAATCAAACGCTCTAACTCACGCTTTTCAAACTTTGTTACTGCATCTGCCCACTTTGGATGTAAACCAATGATGTTTTTAATACGGCGAGCGGTAGCGCGATAATCTAACTGCTCGTTAAATGAATCAATAATAATCTTACGAATAGCAATGCGTGTTAATTCATCAATGCTAACAATCAACTGTCCTGCTCTTTTAGATGCAAAGGCTAAAGAATTAGGATTGGTCTTATTAAATGACATTGAGAATGTGACTGGAGGCGGTGTTGGGCTTGCCCAATCAGGAATCTTTGTAAAATCCATGTTAGCCATAGGAGCCTTGTTTGTAATCTTTACAGGCTTTGGAAGAAATGCAGGTAGTGCTAATTTAGGTGCAATGGATTGAATCTGTTGAACTGCCTGTTGTCCGCCTATGTCAATAGATGACATCAAAGCATCTTCAATTTGTTTTCTGTTTCCAGCAATAGAAATTGCATTAAGCAAACGGTTCAAAGAATCAGGGTCGAGGCGTTGAATAATTCGTGCTAACTCTTCAACCTTAATTGTGTTGGTTGATTTACGAATTGCTTCATAGAGAACTCGAGCAAGTGCTTGTTCCTCAGAAGTTAATGGATTACGACGGCTTCCGTCTCTGCCAAAAAATAAAGGCATTTTTAATCCACATCGCCGTCTAGCGGTTCTGCTCCTTCAGGAATCTCTAACTCTTCTTCCATGGTGGGAGGTGCATCGAATCCAGCATTATCTGCACCTTCAGGCATTGGAGGCATACCGAAGTTTGCTCCATCGTGTTCTGCTGGAGGTAGACCTGCCAACTCACGAAGATAATCTTCCAACTTAGGGTCAGGCATGAGAACGCCAGCCTGAGCCAACTTAGTTACGAAGTCTGAAATCTCAGTCAAATCAACATGGCTTACTTCACCGTATGTTAAGTACGGAGCGCGAGAGACATCCATTCCGTTTAATTTCATCAAGCGAGGAATAGCGTACTGATTCATTACCTCTGCAATGTTTTTAGCAATTGAATCAACTGCCATTGACCATAAATCCATCTTGGATGCACCGAGAGCATAAGAACCAACTCTGTCTGAACCAAGAAGAATAAAATCTGAAAGGATTGACATTGACATGCGCTGGTCATAGCGGTTGATAATCTTGTCTGTATCGAATTGACGAGAACCACCTGATGAAAGCAACTGCAAGTCAAACATCTTATGTCCAGCATCGTCGTACATCGCTGGCATAACAATGCCCTCTTGCTCATTGCGCTTAATAGATGTAACAATGCTTTGAATTGATGCTAAGACTGCCTGTTGCTCGGCTGATGCAGATGAAGAAAGATATTCAGGTGGTAGATAGGCAACTGGCAAACCTGCTAAGTCGCGCTCAATACCGATTGCTTCAATTTCTTCAATGCGGCGCTTGAAAAACCAAGGACGGTAAGCATTACGAAGAATAGAGCGACCTTCAGGATTGTTTTTTGTTGTTACCGTACGGAAAAGCAAAGCCTTATCAATTGGAATTGTATGGATTCCACCCGTTGATGGGTCCACTTGCACCATGGCTTGAATTCCACCATCTGCATCAATTTCCCAACGGAACAAAGTTTCCTGGGCGCGAATAGGTAATTTACGCCAACCGATTTTTCCGTCGTTATGCTTTGAGCGTCTCTTAGGGTCGTTGCTATCGCCCTTACGGATTTTGTAAACAATTTCGTGATAAGAGAATCCGAAAACTAGCATTGAAAGAATTTGTGAAAGCGTTGCATCCCATGAATCTGACATGTCATGGATACATGACTCGATAAATGCTGCTGCTTCTTTATCTTCAGGCTTTACATCGCCATCTGATGAATCATCGCTGTACGGGTCTACGCGCCATTCAAGACGAGTAATAACCTTTTCAACTGCAAACAACATTGACCCGATTGTTGGGTCGTTATCTGCCATTTCGCGGTATGTCTTTGCACCGCGTATGCCTCTGAGATTGACAAGAAATTCTTCATAAACCGTTCCACCCGAACGGCGTAAACCAGTTGAGCCAAACTCCTGTAGGTCAGGTCTTTCTGCCATGTGTGCCTCTCGCCTACTCTTTGTGCGCTAATCCGACAACAATTTTAATCGCTTGCTCTTCATCAAATCCTGCATTTTTCAACTCCATGAACAATTCATGGGACTGAATAGCAAAACTGCTGAGAACAGAAATAACGCCATCGTCGGCTACGAAGTCGTCATACACTTGTCGATTATAGCGCTATCAGAATTTAGCCCTTATTCTCCATCAAAGACGAACTCGCGAGAATTCAAACGCAAGTTAGCAACTTCAATGGCAAGTTTACGAGCCATGTCTTTTGTGCCAGCAAATCCATAAATTCTGTTTTCTAACTCTCCGCCAACTGCGTCGAATGAACGGAAAACGATTTTGAATGGAAGTTCATAAGTTTGCTCGGTCATTTCAATTTCGACATACTCGCGTAGAGCAATCTCATGAGAAACATACGGCTTACCTAATGCAGATACAACTACTTTTGACCCAGCGATGCTAGATACGAAGTAATCAGTCCACGCCATTTCCTACCCCCTTCAGAGTATTTTCAACCCCTAGCATACAACATGGGTTAGAAAGGTGCGACATCTGAAAGAGGCTTGCTCCATGGGTCAAACTCTGAGACTGGGCTTGGTGGATTGAATGAGGAATCTGAGCGCTCAACTACTGGCACATGATAGGTATGACGCTTGAGGTCTGCTCCTATGCTCCATGCTGTAACCGTAATCTTTGAACGCTTTTGCCCTGTGTTCTTATCTTCCCAAGATTCTTGAACGGCTGTTCCTGATACAACTACAGAAACTCCCTTACGAAGTGCATCTGCAACATTCTCAGCGGTCTTGCCCCACGCCTTGATGTCCCAAAAAGTTGTGTCGGTGTTTTCCCAAGTTCCGTCAGCGTTCTTAGATGATTTTGATGAAACTACTGTGAATGTTGCTAACGCTTTTGCATTTTGTGTGAATTTTAATTCAGGGTCAGCAACTAGATTTCCTACGATTGTGATTGGTGCGCTCATGCTACATGCCTCTCGTTAGTCATTGGTTTGCCTATTATGTTTAGTTTTTTTCTCATTTCATCTCTTTGTCTTAGGGTTGTTCCACCCCAAATACCAAGCACTTTGAAATGTAGCGCATAGGTCAGACATTCTGATTTCCATACACAAGTGCTACAAATCTTTTTCGCTAATAGATTCTCTTGACTGATTTGATTCTTCTCGGGAAAGTAATAATCCGTCTCCACTCCCGAACAACTCGCTCCCTCGAACTGCCATGGTTTCATCATCTAATTCCTCTCCAACTATCAAACGGTTTGGGAAAGCAGAATCTAACTTAGCCAAAACTCGACCATTCCGCCACACTTTGCCCGCACAAACTCCATCAAAGGAATTACTCTTAGGCTCAACTAAATCGTTACAGTTTTGCCAAAAAGGACAATCTTTGCAAATTTGTAAAGCGGGCATTGCTAAATCAATTTGATGTTGGTCAAAAAGCCATGGGTCGGAATTACGGCACGGAGCCTCATCGACAAAAGAACTTAAACCCATGTTGTAATTGTGACAGACTATTTACTAGATTCGATGGATTCAGCGCTATCGCGTGTCTTAACTCCAAAGCGTTCTTCAAGCAATTCTTTGAGAAGGGCTATTCGTTCTTTCTCAATCTGTTGGCTCATCTTTGAATCCGATGTCATCGCTTTCCTCCCATGTTGCTAGGGCGTGATGAACTAAACCTTTATGTCTCCAGTCAGGGTTATCATCATCGGCTAGTGTGAGTGTCCAATAATCTTTATCTCCCTTGCCCATCCATTCTGATACTAAAACCCACCCTGTACATATTGCAGGGTCAAGAAAGGCGATGCGCCCGATTTCGGCGAGCGCATCGTCAATCAATGAAGGTTTCTTGTTTTCCTCACTCATGTGGCGAGGCTAGTACCAAAAATTTCTTTCCCAAAAGCGCCACGCCGAACAAGGTGAGCCGTATCGACTTTCGAGATAAATCAAACCTCGTTCGATTTGTCGTTCAACTGTGGTGTCAGGGTCCAGTCCAAGAATCTGAGGAATTCCTCCAGCATGGAGTTTTTCGCCATTTTGATAAACGGGAGTTTTGTTGTAAGCACTAGGACGCCAATTTGATTCGCGTGTCCACAGCGATATGAGACATTCCCATTGAGTAGGAGTGTCCCAACCGAATTTAGACAATTGAGTTTTGGCATAGACCTTGGATGCTTCAGGTGTGCGCTCTACCAATATCGGCTTTGGCGCTTCCACTACTTCAACCGCTTGAGCAACTGGGTCAGGCGGAATGTGGAAAGGATTTAAGAGAATGAATCCAAGTACAAGAATTGCAACTGGAATCGGTTTGGAGATGACTTTTTCATAGAATCGCATAATCCTCCATAGTTCGGAGCGAACTCTTTGTCGCTAGTGGATGTAGCGCTGCAAAGTTGTCGGTATCTGACCGACCTCGCTTTTGAGGTGTAGGTGTTTTGCGAACCTGTATTAAAGGTAGCAGATAAAGATGAATGATTGTCAAGGGTATTTCAATATGGGTTAGGCGTTCGGTGACGGAGCGTATATGTCACGCTAGAGAGAGGACGGACGCGCAACGACGCATCAACGCCACCGAACTATGGGTACCCAAAAGAAATAGTACCCCATACCTAACAGTTCACCCACCGAAGTTTCATGTCCTTGCGGAAGAAAGTCTGTCGGCGGGTGAATTCTGTTTGTTTTTTAGTCTATCCGTGCATCCACATAAGCATTGATGCCGTACTTTTGAAGAACTTCTACGGCTCCCGCTGCTGCTGCACACGCTCTTTCGTAACTTTGGTCTTGACGGATACTTGGCGCAAACTCCCATGAACTCACGGAATAACCACCGTAATAACCGACATAACCAATTTTGCGTTTCTTCAATTCAGTAACAAATTTTCCTCGGGCTGGCTTGATGATGATTGATGCGAAACCGCACACTCCACCCTCAATGAAATATGTTGGCTTTGATTCGTCAATCTCATTGCTAAGACCGATTGCTTCACCAACAACCATCGGTGTTGGTCGGCAAGCCTTGACCGCTGATTCAGCGGATTCAGATGCCTCGACAAGAATGTCGTAAGCGCTCTTAACTTTTTCTATTGTCGCCATTATTTTGCCCCCTCTTGGTTTTTAATTTGTTGTTCTTGGCACTCTCCATAAAGTTTGTGATTTGTTTGACGATTGATTACATAAATTCCACACTCTTTACAGACTGCTGAATATCTTTCCATTTCCGTCTCCCGTCTCTCTCTTACAGGATAAGTATAACCTACTGGGGTTTAATAATCAAATCCATTCGAGCCTTGCGTCGAGCGTGTCGTTTGTCAGCCTCTTCAGCCAGCAACTTCTCGCGCTCAAGCCTACGAATACGGGCTAGGGAGGCTTCAGAGACCCGTAGAGGCTCTTTGAACTTTGCCCATGACGGAATTATCACTAGAACCACCGCCCTGTCTCAATTGACCCCACAATGCCGAAAATAGCCACAATTACCAGCGCTATCACAGCGCCCTCGAAATTATCTGCCCAGCGGCGACCTTTGGCGCTTAGGTGGATTCCCTTTCGTGCTAATCGATTCTCTATCATGATGCCTCCTTTTTGATTGGTTGCACTAATCCGTACTGCTCAAGGGCAAAATCTGCTTCGCACCTGTGGCAATAAGGCTTGCCTTTGATGATGGTGATTCTGTACTGACCACCGC